CATACTTGCTTCCCTATGTTCCTACTTCCAGAATGAATCATAAACCAAACATGTCCTGTAGAATCATCCACTTGAAGTTCAATGAAATGATTCCCTCCCCCTAAAGTTCCTATCTGATACTTTGAGTTCTCGTAATGGGAAGATAAAGGCGGGATAGAATCTATTATAGCTTTATTTTGTCCAGATGCCCATTCGATAGGACTCTTCCTTTTTGTAAATCCCGTAGGAATAGTATAACGTGCTACTGCAAGTATCTCTTTCAACATTTCAATGCTAACATCATTAATATCTAGGTCAGTTTCCAAGGCTACCATCCCACATCCTATATCCACGCCAACGGCATTAGGAATTACAACTCCTTTTGTAGATATAACTCCCCCGATAGGCATTCCATACCCCGCATGCGTGTCTGCCATTAATGCTACATGCTTATGAATGAAAGGAAGTTGGGAAAGGTTATATGCCTGATTAAAACAGGATGCTTCAATCTCATCTTCATGTGGTAGCCATACTTTCAACGGTTTTCCTTTTATTATATCCAAGTTTAATACTATCATTATATTCCCTCCCATCCCGCAATACTTCCATAATCATTTAATAACTCCTGCTGAGTTTCATCTAGCTTATGGTAATTCTTTTTAAGCCATTTTATTTGTGCTTCAGTAAAATCTCCTTTAAGAGGAGGACAGAAGTGGGAAGCACTTTCAAAATGCTTTCCCATACTTCCCATAGGAACATATAGAAACTCCTGCAAGGCTTCTTCATTAAACATAATTCCCTGCATGATCTTCTTAACACGTAGTTCTTCATCCTTACTAATAAGTTTAGTAGCTAATTCGCTGTGGCATCCATACTTGCACCTGACAAACTTTCCTTCAGGGGTTAAAAATCCCGTAAGTCCTAATCTAGTATTAGTAATCATATTTCCTCCTATCCTATATCTACATTAGAACATTGTCCCCTTACGCTATTAATAATAAACAATCTACATTCCTCTTCCGTCAACTTCTTAATATGATCGATATTTTGGAGAAAAATCTTCATGAGGAAGTCCATATTTAAAGGATAATCATACTCCTGTGAAGCTTCAATATAAAGACGGGGAGAATTCTCAAAGTAAATGGTTAACTCATTAGTATAACAACTCCCATAATCACAAGTCTCGCATCCCCTATAATGAGAAGTATCTGTTTCAATTTCCTTAATAGATCCATCAATTAATTGTATTAACATTAATATTCCTCCTCTAATTTAGTTCATCCAAACTGTCCCACGATCCCCCTGAGACATTAGTGAAACTTTCAGCATTCATACATTTCTTAGGTATTCTTTTAAACTTCCAGTTTTCTGACCCATCATACTCATGCCTTTCCATCCACCAATTATCTCCTACGACAACTAAGTCTCTAGCAATCTCTTGTCCTCCAAATCCTTCATCATATTCGATATTAGCTATCTTAGCAAACTCATCCCAAGACATTGCATAAATCCCGCTACAACTTCCTACCCATCTCACATCGCAAGGAGTCTTTCCAAAAAGGATTAGGTTATCAATTGTTTCTAATAATAAATTCATCTATATTCCTCCTTAAAAGATAAGAGGGGAGAAACCCCTCTTTATATTACTTGATATTGATCATTGGAGTATTTGCTCCTAAAGCAGTTACAGGCAATGCCCCATTCCATTTTTCAATCCATTTAAGGGCAACAATGTCCTGAGTCAAAGTCTGTTGAAGTTTTTGGTTAGTGTAAGCTTGTGCATCTGCTTCGATAACTTTAGATTTAGCATTACCATTTGCTACTGCAATCTGAGTTAATGCTTTGGCTTCTGCCGCGACTTTTTCATACTCAGCTTGACGTTGGGCATATTGGGCATTAGCTACAGCTTGAATGGCTTGTTTAGTAGCTTCATCGGGTTCAACTTTCCCTAATCCTGCTTGCTCTACAAATATACCATCAGCATCAAAGAAGTCTCCAACGGCTTTAAACAACTTAGCATTGAATTCCGCTTTCTTTTCCCCTACAATATCCATCATGGAGTACTGGGAAGAAAGGTCGTTTGCAATACGTTGGAAGTTCTGTCTCATATATCCATACTCAATCGAGTCACTGTCGGCTCCTTTGAACTTGTTATAGACATGTGGAGAATTGGCACTTTCAACATGGTATGTAATCTGAGCATCAACTTTCATAGTTTTGCCATCTTTCGTTCCTATGACAATTGAATCATCTGATTTACGTCCCTCATGTTCCCCTCCCGTGTAGTAGGCTACTTCAGTGGAAACAGGGTATTCGGTAACAGAAGTCCAAGGTGCTACCCAGTTATAACCTTGTCCCAAAACTTTGTCATAAACAACTCCTCCTGTCATTTTGTTGTTCATAACTCCCACATGTCCCTGCTTAACAGTGTGAGTGACGTTTCCTATTAGGATTCCCCCTACTACTAATGCGACAAGTACAGTTGCTTTCCCTTGACTAAAGAACCTCTTCTTTGGTAATTGCTGTTGCCCTCTGTCCATCATTTCTCTAATATCCATCTTAATCTCTCCTCATTTTTTCAAATATTTTATCAATCCATTTTCCTATACTTGTTCCAAAGTTATAGGAAATGACTAACCACAAGGAAAATCCAAGTACTAAAATCCATAACACTCAAATCAACTCCTTTAAACACACCATCCACAATTTCCGAAGGATAATTCCTCTGTAAGGAGATCACATACTGCATCATATTGATCATCATTGATGTTATACTTTGCAAGGACTTCGGCAGTTGAATCCATTCTAGTAAACTGCATATCCCCACAAGCATAATCTTCTGCATAGTGGCTTCCTTCGTCACGCTTATCCCCAAAATCTTCATATGCTCCATAGATACCATTGATCCAAAAATCTTCCATCGCACATAATGATCCCATAGACTTTCCAGTAAGTTCAAAAGCTAATAATTCAAAATCTCGGGAGAATACAAGATTAGACATAACAAACTTATCATAGGGAAACTGCTCAATGTAATCATCACATTCTTTACTGAAGGGATCAATTTCTTCGGGAATGAAAGATTCAACTACCCAGTCCCCTTGACGAAGGTTAAATCCCTCCTCATAGTTGTCCCAAGGTGCTCGGTATGCTTCCACAATTTGTCCCGTATTTTTATTACTGAACTTTGCCATCACTATTCCTCCTAGATCTTTCATTACGGAGTGCTAAGTAATATTCCTCTAAATCCTTATCAGAACTTTTTCCATAAAGGTAAGCAAATACAAGGCATTTAACGCTCTGATACTCAACGTTAAGTTCTTCATCAGACAGGAGTTTATAGTTGTCCACTTTAAACTCCTCCTAACGTCCTGTACTCTGTAAGCAGTCCCTTCATTACAACATCGCTTTCCGCATAATATTCCAGTTCCTTTTCCTCTTGAATCTGCTTAATACGTTTGTTCATATTAACAGTCAGTTCCCTCAATCGTTTCTCATTTTGAAGACGGAGGTTATGTTCGGTAAGGTCTACTCTGCTTATCACCCATCTTGTTGCTTTCTTACTTGCTTCGTCTGTTACAGAAACTATCTCAGCAACAGCTAGTCCTGCAGAGGTATCAACTACTACTAAATCTTTTTCCTTTAGATCCTCAATGATTGACCTAAAAACATAGACGGTGGAACTTACATACTGGTTAACGAATTTAACTCCTACAAATTTCATACTACACTCTCCTTATTAAAAATACGAACTGTAGAGGGTCTGTTGTTCCCTTGCTACAGTTCGTATTATAGGTTATTTTTTCCTTCTTGTCAATCCTTTTTTTCTGGGGTTATGTCTATAGTCTCCTCTTCACTGTTTGCTTCCTTATTAGTATTAAAGGACATTCCCCCAAACAAACGGCTCAATATTCCCCCTTGATCCCCATTTCCCCTGACTTCCTCTATAGTTTCGACAGTTCCGTTCTCATCCACAACCACTTTTCGCTGTGCAACTATCTGTTTTCCCATAGTTTCCATCTGTGTCATCATCTGCAAATACTTCATATTGGTATCCATTAAGGAAGTAACATTAGCATCCACCATTCCTCCATCCATCATCTCGAACATCATCATTCTTTGAAGTCGTTCTAAGTTTCCTTCTACTATAGAATGCATGGCATCCATAAGATCATCGCGGTTACGTGTGCTGAAACGTTTGAACATCTTATTGTAAGCACATACATATCCTGCTTGATAGTCAGGGCAGTCTCCCGATTTATAACAGGTAGAACAAGATAGTTGATACATACTATCAGAGTATATCTTCTTAGGTTTCCTAACGTGCTTCTGTCCCTTTAGGAACTTCCCCTTCTCATCTCTGACAACTACTATTCCCTGCTTCCTTAATTCATCATCATAAGCATCTACTTCAGGCATATCACTTCCCTGTCCCAGTAATCCTGCTAAGTAAGAATCACAATCTTTCTTTGAAAGGTCTAATGCAATAGTCTGCTCCTCTTCGATGTATTGTTCCCTTTCCTTCCCTTTGATTTTAGTAAGGTCTACTTCCTCCTCAGAGAGGTTTGAGTACTCACTCCTCTTTCTGTCTGCATGATCCTTAAAACATTGTGGCAATGCTTCTAAGGCTTTCTTAGAGGTGTTCACATCTGAGACTCCGAATACATCACAAAATGCGAATAATTCCTCAGTAGTAAACATATCTAGCTTTTCCTTATCAAATTCTATAAATGCTTTGAAAGTTCCTATTAGAGAAATTACTTCATCCATATTCCCATTAGTATCTATCCCTAGCACTTTAGCATAAGGTTTCCAATCCACACAATCCCCATCAAACCATTCTACAGCAGGGAGAGTTCCTCTAGGAAGTTCTTCAATATCTTCTTCCACAACTTTCACTCCCTTATTAGACAACCAATAAGATTTAGTCTTAATCCTCTTTCGTACATGTGCTTCCACTTCGAGGAAGGTGAGAACATTGATACGTATAAGTTCATAAGGTTCTTCTCTTTCGGCTAATGCCCAATTCGCTCCAAGCTTGATAAGTTTATTCTTAAACTGACGTTTCCACTTATCCTTTTTGAGACGTTTCATACATCTCCCATCAAAATAGTTTATCTCCCCATATTGTGTTCCTATTAGCCAAGTAGTGGAATCTACACTTCTCCAAGGGTAGGAACACATCATGTCGAATCCCGTGACTGCAAATCCATGAACTAATGTAAGGTGCTTCTTAGCTAGGTTAAACATTGTAGATAGTTTCTTATCATCATACTCTGCTTCCTTTTCATTTAAGGATATTCCAACATAGTCATATTTATTACACATTGTTTCCCAGTCTTTTAGGTCACGGCAAGCGTGCCATACATAAATAACAGTGACTCCCTGCTCCTCTAATGGTTTGAAGTATTCCTCTCTCCAACGGTTAACAGTGTCCACTCCTACTAATCCCTCAATATCTAACTCGGCAATAGCATATACATGATCCTTATTCTCTAATGCCCACTTGGTATACTTATCTAAATACTTCTCCCAGTATTCGATAGGCTTATTTTCGTACTCTTCCTTATTCATAAAAGTATGTGCTCCTGAGTCTACTATAAGCTGTAGATTAGGACATACTTCTAGTAATCCTTGTATAAACTTCTTCCCTTTCCTTTGAAGGTAATGAAAGGACATCAGCATTGTGCTAGTCTCTTTAGCTACAATGTTAAAGTACTTGTCACTTTCAACTCCTGAGAAGAATATACTAACTTCACTCTTCCTTATATCATTAATATTCACATTTCCACCCCATCTTTATAACAGAAATTCATAAGGGGGCATAAATCTCTACAGTAGCTACATTGGTTATTCTCTTTGCACACTGTAGCAAATTCACGATTCCTTTCTCTTGATCTATCCCCTGCTTCTAACAACTCTTCCACATCATCTAACACTATATTGCCCGAACTTCTTCTATCATACCCATCACTATACTCAAATCCGCATCCTAAAACTTCTCCGTCGGGAGTTATAACAATTCTATTCACAAACTTCTCACAACTAAACTCAACTCTCAAATGTACATTAGTTATGAAGTCAAATTTCTCACTCTTTATTGCTTCAGCATATCCTCCCTTAACATCCACGGTGAAATTTCCCCATAATACTTCATGCTCTAAAAATCTCAATGTTTCAATTAATTGTAAAGGAGAAAGTATTAACTCTTTAGGAGTCTTTCCTAAAGCAAGAACAGGAATTATCCAGAAATCATTTACTCCGACTTCTTGTAATTTTTGAATGTTAGGTATAAGATTTTTATAGTTTAAAGAGGTGAGAGTAAGGTAAGCAGTCACATGGACACCTAAGTCAGTAAGCATCTTTATATTGTTTATCTCCTGAAAAGGACGTACTGACTCATCCCCCATAAAGGAATCAATAGAAACTCCCACATCTGTAAGATTAGGGTACTGAGTGGGTGCAAGGTATCTAATATATGTTGGAATATTAACTCCATTAGTGACTAAACTAAATGTTTTGTCAGAAGGAATAAAATATATAAGTGAAAATATCTTAGAATCAAGCAACGGTTCTTTCCCCGCAAAGTGGTAATGATCGACATAAGGTGCAAGTTTTCTTATAGTTTCTACCCATTCAATAACTGATAATGGAGTACCTACTAGTTTAGTATTCCCTTGGAAGCAATGCTTACAGCTAAGATTGCATATGTTATTAATAATTAGTTCAGCTTGCATTATCTAATCAACTCCTTAAATGTTAGTAAATGATTAAGATTGGAAGAATGTGTAGTAATCATGGTACTATTTCGAGACTCTATCCCTCTACATGCAACACAGGTATGTAGGGATTCCACTATAACTACTACAGTCTTGGCATCTAACTCTTCTTGCAGGAAGTGCTGAATATCACTACCAAATCTCTCCTGTACTTGTGGTCTTTTACTAAAGTAATCAACTACTCTATCCAGTTTACTTATCCCGCAAATTACATCTCTTGGAATATATCCTATATGAACTTTTCCAAAGAAGGGCATGAAATGGTGCTGACACATAGAACTAAACTCTATATCCTTCTTTATAACCCAATTGCTATTTTCGTCCTCATTAGGAAACACAGTGAATTCAAAATCCATTTCCCCCAATCCACTAAATCTTTCTAACCACATCTTAACAATCCTCTTAGGTGTATTTAAGTTATGACTATCCTTTGCCTTAAACTTAGGGTATAGCACACTCAATAAATACATTGCCCTTTCAATATTCTGTTCCATTTCTTTTGTAATATCTTCTTTAATTGACATATATTTTCCCCCTTTTTCTTTTTAGTATAGCATAAGAAACTGAAAAAGACCACTAAATTAATAGTGGTCTTGTCCCTTCTGAAATTACTTGTTGGCTTGTCTCCCGCCAGTACTTCCAAACATTGCTCGTCCTTTTTTAACGACACTAGCTACTGCAGTTCGGGCTTTATTGTAGACTTTAGCTACAGTACCCTGCTTTTTCCCTGCAGTCTTAGCAACAGAGGCACTCTTATTACTTCCACCGTTGACAGCATAAACTTTAAACATGTAAATCACACTCCTTATAAGTTCAATGTGGGAATGAAACGAATTATTATGCTCCACTAGGGACTCCTTAAAAGAAGTGCGGGAGGAGTATTCGCTGTCCCATCTATTATATATTAACATAAAGATAGGAATGCTTCAACCTTCAAAATAATCTTTTAACTTTTTCTGCAAAGGAATCAGATTTAGCAAATTCTTCTCTAAGTAAACAGTTTGCACATATTCCACATTCCTCTGCTTTTCCGCTACTCATATCAGGGAAGTTACAACTCCATGTATCAGATAACTTAACTCCTAACCATTTAGCTTGTGCATATACTTCCTGCTTACTCTTATCTATAAAAGGTGCTTCTAATTCCATTCCATACATTCCATTAATAAGAGCATCATAATCTCTCACAAATTTCTTAGTAGCATCGGGGAAGTTAATAGGACATCCCTCAGAAGATATTAATCCCACATATATCTTTTTAATTCCATTCATCTCTGCATAGCGGGTAGCATAGGATAAGAAGATAAGGTTACGTGCGGGGTTATAACTCTCAGAATCAGCATATAAATCTTGTGGATCAATATTAAGATGATCTAAGAAAGCATTGTGACCTTTCTTCCTCAAATTTTGAATGCATCTTATAGCATAATCCTCTTCAGGCTGTTCAAATTCCTGCCCATAATGAAAGAATAGTCCACAGACTTCTTCATTATTAACGTCTGCTACATAATGAGCAAGGGTCACACTATCTAGTCCACCACTCAACAACACTATTGCTTTTTCCACAATTAATTCCTCCTAAAAATCATCTACGTTTATAGCACGATCATCTAAGTAATGATGTGCAAATATCTTTGCTCCGCATCTCCCATTCTCAGCAGATAATATCTGTCTGATTTCGTCAACACATTCAAATGATTCTTTAATCCAAGGTGCTTGATCATTGACTGCATCGGGAACTAGACCATACTTCTTACACCATTTTAAAGCTTGTTCAAGAGTGTCTAACTCACGACAAGTCCAGAGGATGATAAAAGTTCCTCTACGTTGTAGGTCAATTACTTTCTCAATTATGTCAAGTTTAGGTTCTCCAATATTGGGGAATGCGTTTTTGCAAAGTGTCCCATCAAAATCTACTGCCATTATTATTTTAGTTGAGCAATCCGCCATTGTCATATCCTCCCTGTATTTTTTCTTCCTCATAGTCAAAGAATACAATCCCCTTGATTCCTATACTATTTATAAATTCAGTAGTAAATTCCTGTGCAACTAAGTAGAAGCATTCACTTAAAGGATCTTCTGCTTTAGAAGTAGTCACCATATTCAAGGCTATCTGTTCGGAATCTTCTTTGCTTTCTGCAACGAGTAGCGTAGTGGCTATTTCTCTTTTATCCTCTGTAGAGAATACTATAAGGTAAGGGTATAACATAAGTATATTCCTCCTATTATTTTAATCCTATTACTTTATGAATTTGTATCCCAAGTCTCACATTAGGAAGCTTATCTCCCTCAATCCAATCTGCTAATTCCCTAGCATTACTTCCCCCGCTCTCATTAAAGCAAGGTGAGAATATAATCTGAGCAATGGTAGGATATTGCTTTATAACTCCTTTTGCAAAGAGATAATCGGTAAAGTCCGCGATCACAAACTTAACTTCATCTTTAGCTAATAGGTTTCCTAAATTAGCGTAGCAATTATTCCCCGCCATATTAGATGAAGGACACTTAACATCCATACAGTAGTAGAAACTCCTGTTGTAGTTATCTTTATCGATGGGAATACTCCCGTTAGTTTCTATATCAACTACATACTGTCTTTCTACAAGTGCATATATCAATGGATATACTTCATCCTGTATCAATGGTTCTCCTCCTGTTAAACAAATATTCTTATTCCCTAACTTTCCTACGGTATTGAGTATCATATCAATACCAGCTTTACTCCGTTTTCCCTCCCTCGCATACTGAGTATCACAATATGAGCAATACAGATTGCATCGGAAAAGACGGATGAAGGTGGTAGGAACTCCTGTGAATTTTCCTTCTCCTTGGAGAGAAGAGAATATCTCACTTACTGATAACATTTCATCATCCCTCTCTTTAAATTTCTTCACCATTGTACTCTACATAACATTCGGGATAATTTTCCCATAACTTTACTGATTGAAGGTACAATCCTAAATACTCATCATCTAGTTCGGACTGTAACTGGGTAAATATCCATACTGCAAGATTTTCTGCTGTGGGGTTAAAAGGCAGTACTTCATTAAGAAACTTATGATCTAACTTACTAACTATAAGGTCATTTATTAAAGACTTCATAACTTTAAAATCTATGGCGATCCCCATACTATCCAATCCATTACGTGCAACTGTTACACTAAATCGCCAAGAATGTCCATGAGTATTTCCGCAATCCCCCTTGTATCCTTCGATAAAGTGGGCTGAATCAAACTTAAATTCTCTTGTTACATATATCATTTCCACACTCCTTATAAAGAAAAATCGGGGTCTTTAGCCCCGATACTTACTTCAGTTCAACTATGAAACGAATGATTGTCTTCTCTTCTCCATTGATCTGAGCAACTTTAAATCCCATACGACTATAGACAGCTTGCCCATAGTTTCCGAGGTGTCCTGAACTAATGGCAATTGCTTTGACAGCTTGATTGACTGCTCCCGCTCCAATAGCTAGGATTTCTACGGGACTTGCGGGGGCATCTCCATCACCTTTTAATGCATGAGAGATACTTCCTGCTACTTTCTTAACAGGTGAATCGGCTTTTACTTTTAGAGTTACAAATTCCATTTTCTTATTTCCTCCTTAAATTTTACTACTTGTCCTATCACTTTTGATGGATCAATAAATCCGAAGCTTCTACTATCAATTGAGTCCTCTAAATTATCCCCTACAAAGAATAAAGATAACTTTCCATCTGTGGGGGAAACTGCAATATAGTGCAGTCTTTTCAAGCAAGGTATTCCTAACGGACTATCAAATACATATACATTATCAACTGTCAGTGTTGCGGATTTCTTTACCAGAATCCACTGTCCTGAGTAGAATGTAGGATACATACTTGAACCTTCAACTTGATTGATAGAATACTTACGTACTAAATACAGAATACCTGAAATCAAAAGTAATGTCAAGATAATAGTTGTAGCTGTCATCACCAATCTCTCCTCCCGAAGTAAACACAAAACATGAAAAATGTAAGGAATAATAAATCTATATGAGTATTAGCAAAGTCCCAAAAAGTCATTTTACTCTTCCTCCTCATTATAGAATGGGCATGAAGCATCTAAGAAGACATCATGTTTTGCTGACTCCAACATTCCTATCTTCTCTAAGTAGTTAAGGTTTCCACAAGATACATGTTGGAAAGCATCTTCCTTTTTACTCTTCACAATGAACATTATTCCATCCACTTCTCCCCTATGATACATGGCAGTTACTTCCGCAATAACATTCCCTATATCATCCATGAATTCCACTTTAGCAGGCTTCTTGATATCTAAAACTGCTCCTGTAAGGAAGGTAGAAGTTTTCCCGCTATAACCACACTCACAATAAGAGTTTCCATCAATTCTTCTCTCTGTAGATATATTCTTATCTCCATGACATTTAGGACATATATACATAATTATTTCCCCACTTTCTTTAATATTTTCTTAGGTTTCACTTCATTCTTCTTTATTAATGATTCCTCATCCACTGCTTTTAGAAAGTCAGATAGTCTCAGGCATATGAAGTCATCCGCTTTCTGAGTCACTTTACCCTCTTTTATTTCCTGCTGTAGGTGAAAGGTCACACAAGCAATCTTCCCTGCAGGGCAGTCCTCCTGAGACTGTTTAAGCCAGTCTTTTAGTTTAAGGGTCTTCTGATTCTTTGCTTCAATGTGTAACAAAAATTCCACTTCCTCATTTACATTAGAAACATCCCCTCTTAATGAAGTATTATTAGAACTCTTCTGGAATCCCCCACTAGAAGGAGTCCTTACTAGGTCTAATACAGGGAATCTATCCATTATTATCTTTGCGACTGTTCTTTCATAGGTACTTCCTTTACTCTTACTCCTTCTTCCTCGTTTACTCTGTTCAATCTTTTTTTCTACTTCCGCAATTTCCTCTTTACTACAATTATGTGATTTAAGGAAGAGGAGTTTATCTTTCAGAAGATCAATCTTCTTCAATATAACTCCTCCTTACTAACTAAACTAAGTATTGTTCCTCTTCCCATGTAAAAGTACACTCATAACATATAAAAATACAAGATCCATCATCATTAACTTCTGATATACCTATGTTCTTCTCTTCTCCGCAACTTTGACACACTTCCTTAATAGGAACTTCTTCAGGAAACTCAAAGAATGATTCACAGTCGTTACACTTGTAGTATTCACCACTATCCTCAAAGTCAGGGCTGAGACAAGATGGGCATACTTCATAACATAAGTCCATTAGATTACTTCCTCCCATTCATACTCACATTCTTTGCAAACATAGTACTCAACGGTGTACTCCCCTTCTTCATTCTCCATTGTTATTACGTCAAACAGAACATGCTCATCACTCCCACAGTTTGGACACATCTCAATTCCTCCTCTTATTATTAACGTTATCAACTCTACCTTGATCTTTAAAATCCCCTTCTCTACGGGAAATTTCTCTTGATATACTAAATATTCCATCTACTAAATTGTCCATATAGTCTGACAGCATATTGTACTTTTCTTGAAGGAACTGAAGTTCTTCTATCTTCTCCATTGCTTCGAGATCCACGGATAATTTCAATTCCTTTTCGGTAACACTCATCTTTTTATCTTGTGACGAGAATACTCTGTCTTTAATAGGTGCAAATTCATCTTCCTTTTCCCGCAACATCGCTCCTACTCTACTCATGAAAGTTCTTACCCAAATCTTCTGTTGGGTGAATGTATGCAAGTAACGTCCTAACTCCTTAGATTGTTCATCATCAAGATGTGGAGGCAATTGTAAGTATTCAGAGTCTACAGTATCATTAGTAAACATTTTAATTCCTGCAGTTGTCACTAATTCTGCTTCTATTTGCTCATAACGGGTATCACCTTTAAATACTACTTTAGCACTCTCTGCTACTTCGTCAGGTTCTTCTCTCTTTATCCGTTTTAACTCTCCCTTTTTTCCTTTAGGTATCATTGCTATATTTCCCTCCTATGGTATAAGAATAAAGGGAGGAACAAAGTCCTCCTCTTTCTTATTCTACTACTGGAATTTCTTTTACTTCACGAATAGCACAGACAGGGCATTCCACAATAGCTTTATCTTTTGCTTCTCCTAACCAAGTGATTAGGCTCATCTGTCGTCCACATTTAGGACATTCAATTGCAGGTAGGCTCATATTAATCACATCCCTTCTTTAATAGTTTACCACAATCTGAAAAAAGTTCAAGTGTTTACTTAGAGTTATATTGGACAAACTTTAATCCTATTGCTTGGTCTGCTTGGGAAGCATATCCCCAAACATTGAAAGGGGTCTTTGCTATACGATAGTCTGCTTGAACAGCATATCCTCCCTTAGTAGCTTTACCTATCCCTATTCCCCACTTTGGTTGTGGTACTTCTACATTAATGTTCATACTAGAAGTACTGGAATAGTTAAACTGTCCTTTATCTAACTTAGCAAACTCTTTAAAGTCAGGCATAAATGACATAGGCTTTCCACCATTAAAACTCATAGTATAGGTCTGCTGTTTCTGATCCACTACAAAGTCAGGGTCATTCTTAGGGTCAACTTTCTCTTTCATCTGTGCTACTGCTTCTGTTGTTCCCTGTGTCTGTAAGTTAACATAGATATCAGGGACTCTAGGGGTTACTTGTCCCGCTGAGTTTATATTAATAGGGGCAGGGGTTTGGACTACTACTTTATTATCTTTCCTTAGAAATCCTCTCACATCATCTAGTAGCGTCCATACTAATATTAGAACAGCAATTCCCATTAAGATCTTAAACCAATTCTCTTTTAGTTCAGTCTTAAACCACGACTCAGCTTTAACTAATATCTCAGGTTCATCCATCAATTATCCTCCTTATTCCACTTCTTAACTTGTTGCATTACCAATGCAAGAGTTTGACTCATATTCCATATATTTTCTGTAGCATCTTTTTTAATATTAAACATAGCTTCCTCTTCTTCTTCAAGAGGAATAATTCCTTCAAAACAAACATAGTGATAATTCTTATCCCTTAACTTGATCCCTAATTGAGATTTATCGATCCTCTGTCTCCAATTTCCTTTCACCATAATCATCTTCTCAGTTTCCTTAGTAACAGTTAATTCAGTTCGCTCGATTCTTACTCCAATTTCATTTACTTCCACATGAATTTCAACTAATTTTTCCACTTTCATTCCCCTCTCTTTAAGTTTACTAATTGTCGGGCAGTGTCCTCAATTATTGAGTGCATTTCCCTATACTCAGCACCATCTTCCTCATTATTACAGCTTAGTTTTGCAAACTGTAGATGAAGGATTTCGTGTACTAAAGTTTCTTCCATATCCCACTCAAAATCATAATTAGCTTCTTTGTAATCCTCATATCTAAGAATTTTTATAACAGCTTGTTTACTGGAAAGAACATAGGTCACGTTACCTAATTCATCTGGCATACTACAAGACCTAACAAACTTAACACATATTTCCCAATTATTCAATCCTAATTTACACATCCAGTATTCTAATAACAGTTCTAGTTCATCCTGCGATCTGATATAAAAAGCTTTTTCTTTTCTCATACTCTCTCCTTAATGCCAACATTTGAGTTTATATTGACACCATCTACAATGTGTAGATGATTTTCCAGTAGCTTCAACAGGACGGGGAGGAGCAGTATCAGCTTCAATATGTTCATTGACATATTCATATCTCTCTACAAGGTCAGCAACTAAATCTTTATCCCACTTCACTCTAAACTCTTTTAAGTCTTGATTGTCCTTATTCTCATAAAGAAATATCATATCCTCGATAGGTTTAGAACATCCCCACAGGATATCTAATGCTTGCCCCATTGTATCAAGTTGGTGCTGAATCTTCTGTTCCTTTGTATACTTCCTTCCTTCTGTGACAAAGGTTACAAGAAGTTTCTTTAAGTCATTAAGTAGTTTCTTACGATACTTTTCAAATGCTTTCTGATTGACACAATTGGAGTGTAATTCCTTCCGCAACTTCTCTAATGCCATCATATATACTTGTGCTTGTTCCTTATGATCGTCTTTAGCATCAATCAACTTAGTATATCCATTGGAGTTGATCGACTTAATTTCCAGTACTGCAAGACTAAACTTGTTCAGCTTGATTAATCCGTCTGTATGCCCTAAGATCATTAAGTCTCTATCCCATACAGGTACTTCATCCATTAGCAATATTCCAGATTTCATCATATACTCTTGAAGTCTCTCATGTACTCCTGTCCCATTATTAAAGATCCTTCTAGTCCTTGGCTCCAATGCTCCATCCCTCTTTTCCCCTTTCCTATTATAAAACTGTGATAAGGGACAACTAGACACTCCTGAAGGAGAATTCCATCCATGACCTCGGTCACTATCCTCCCCCACAGTAAGTAAATATTTATCAATTGCGGGTATAACTACTCCCTCATTCTTCATTACATTAAATAATTTCTTTAAACTCAATATATTCTCCCCATTTCCATTATTTTATCATAATAACTGAAATTAAAGTCATCTTCCGTAGACTCATATATAGCTACCACATTTGGGTAAAAAGTCCCTTCAGGAGTAGCATCAAATAGTTCTTTATCTTCTAAAAGGACTTCTATACAATTCCCTTTAAAATGATTTACCCTTAAATCTACAAAAGATGTAGTAGCGGGTAATTTTAAAACTTCCAAAAGAAGTTCGGGAGTAATACATAATACTGCTCTACTATCTGTCATTCTCTTCCCTCCTTAAAAATTAAGGAAGGGGATTACTCCCCTTCTCCTAGAACATATCCTGCTTCGTCTAATTGATCTTGAATACACTCTAAAGCATACTCCAAAGAATCAATATCATCTTGAACATTCAGTAGTTTGTTCTTTGCTTTTACTAACTTGCATTCAAAGTTATCCCTAGCTTTTAACATATCATCCAATGAACGAACTTCCCCTGTTTCAACATCTACAATTTTCTTTACAATCTTCTTTGCCATTTATAAATCTCCCCTTTCTTTATCCATGTCTAAATTATACAACAAGTGGCATCACTTGTCTAGAAGGAAATACTGATTCTTCTCCATTACTGCTAACTGAATTGCTCCAAAACTTAGCACTAATGAAGATGGCTCATACTTTAAATACTCAAAGTCTTTCTTCTTCATGCTCATTGATTTATGAGGGGTATTAAAATAGGTTATGGAGACATGATTTCCTTCAGATAAGTATCCTTTAAAGTACTCATAGTCCACCATCACTAGTTGAAGATCTTGAATGTCGATCTGCATCATTGGCACTCTCATCCCATCCCTAAGTGCTTCATTGTCAATCTTCTTCCACGTTTTTAATTCCATTTTGTATGAGTCTGCATCAGTATACTTGTTCTCTATTAGAAAGTCTGCTGTTCTTACATCCCCTTTTGCTCCTGTCAATGCTCCGCTGGCAGGAGTTACTCTCCCTCCAAATTCCTTTGCTGTGAGTGCTTCCTGTTTAGCTGACTTCCTTTTTATATACCCCATATAAACATCACTCCAATCAAAGTAAGTACATGTAGAAACTGGTCGATCCATAGGTCAAAGGTTAGATTATTTGTCTTATCCTCTTTCCTACATTTCCAATAATCAATAACAAAGTGGGTAATATAAAGGAATGCAATTTTTCCAATAGTAAGCAAATCAAACTGATAAAGAACTGCAGATATGCATAGAGTCCATGTCAGGCAATGAACATGAAGGAGGAAAGTATATTTAGACTTTCCTCCTCCAATGAATTCTCCTTGCCAATGGAAGTCGTAAAGCAAATGAACTAACATCAATGCTCCAAATAATATAAGGTAATTCATCTACTCCACTCCCATCAAGAAGATTCTATTCTCAAACGATCCATTCTCTTCCCGCTTCTTTCCTCTAACTTGTGCAAGAGAGTTAGGAGTGATACCGTAGGAATCTAGTAAAGCGTCCACTACTTCCAGTATGTCAGCTAATTCCTCAGTCACAGCACACATAAGAGTAGGCTCAGTTTCAGCTAGTTCCCTAACTTCCTCCTGAAGCTTTTCCATTAGCAAGTAGCGAAAAGCTTTTGAGTTTTCCTGCCCCTTCAAGCTACAATACACGGGAGTCCTTCCCCCTTTTTTAATAACAGCGGGTATCTTATCTCTCACTAGTTTCATCATCTTTTCCATTAATTACACACTCCTTATTTATCTTCTTCACATTTCCAAAAAGTACAGTAGGTTCTTGTTGGTTCATAATTCATATCAAATTCAGATACACAAGGATTCTGACAAGTTTCCTCAGAATCCCCCTTTCCTTGATAATAGTCTTTACAGCTATTACAATGAGCCACATATTTTCCTTTCTCCCGCATCTGTTTCCTTAAAGGCTTAAATCCCCTTTTAACTTTCCCGTATTCCATTACTTCTTCCCTTTCTTAACTGCAGTTTTCTTCTTAGGGGAAACAGGTTCAGGAGAATTTCCTATAGACTCTGTAAAATCAGCAAGTTCTTCTTCAGTAACTTCAGTAGTATTGTCAACGTGTTCGGGAACTTTAGTATCATCAAATGCAACTTTCATTACTTTTGCTTTAATCTCCTCAAATAACTTAGGATCGTTACGGATGATATCAATAGTTTTCTCCGCTCCCTGTGCAATTAATTTCCCATTATACTTCAGCCAACTTCCTGTTTTCTCTACAATTCCATAACATATCGCTTCAATGATAAGTTCCTTTGCATTGTCTACGTGTCCTGCGGGAACTGTTCCACCCTCTTCAAAGTAGAAGTCAAATTCCCCATTAGTATAAGGTTTGTATGTTTTATTCTTCTCTACTTTGAACTTGATGATCTGTCCAATAGTAGTCTTGTTATCCCCTGTTCCTGTACAAATAGCATCTCCTTTCCGCAATCTTATCTCTACGGAAATGGTATATCCTATTGATCTTCCGCCTGGAACATATTCAGGATTCCCATATGCTCCAATCTTTTCTCTTAACTGATTGATAGCAATGATAGTTGTAGGAATCTTTCCTTCCCGTTCTAACTTGTTATTAATTGCTTGAAGTCTTCCATGATAATCCCCAAATGCTTTCTGCTTTAGTCCCATCTGATAGGTATCTTCGGCACTCGCTTCCAGTGCTTTTGTTGGGATGTACGCCGCATATGAATCATGAATGATTAAATCAACTTCCCCAGATTTCTGTAGCTGAATGGCAATCTCTAATGCTTCCTCCATACTCTCAGGTTGAACAAATATTAAGTTTGCAGTATCCAGTCCGATTCCTTCCGCCCAATCATTCGTATAGGAATGAGTTTCGGATTGAATCAATGCTACTGTCAAAGGAATTGCTCCTACATCATAAGCATCACACATTATCCAATGCATTACTTTATTAGCTTCAGTATAATACTGTTCCCAAGGAACTTGTTTCTTGCCAATTAATCTCTGAGCATTCTTTCCTATATGGTAAGCTATTACTGACTTACAGGCTGAATAGTTCCCCGCAATCTGTATTAGTCTTCCTACAGGTATTCCTCCTCCTAATGCAATATCAAGGCTTAAACTTCCTGTAGAAATACGGGAGATTGCTCGGTCTTCAATATCTCTTGCAGGACGGACAGCGTTCTGTCCAAACTTCTTATTGATGTTAGCTAATAAATTAGATACTTCTTTCCTCATCCAAAAATCCCCTTTCGGTTCATACATCTAGTACATACTTCTCTGTCTGTCCTTACCTCAATTACTCCGCACACAACGCACATTTTCCTGACCACAGGGGAAACGGGAGATATAATTATCTTCCCGTTTTCCTCATATACATTTAAAGGTAAATCCCTATCAAGATTTAGTTTCTCACGCATTTCAATAGGAATCTGGACTCTTCCATTCTGATCTAAATTTCTTACTACTCCTAGTATCATATCTTATTTACCTCCGCTTCATACTTCCAGTTAAGATAGATTCTTTTTCCATCCCCATTATATACATATTGATATCCATTAATACGGAAGTCGTTTACGCAATAATATCCCTGCTCTTTCATATTATCCAATGAGTTTTGTAACGCTTCAGGGAAAGTTTTCCCATCAACTTTCCCCTCTATCTTAATTGAATTAATCACCAGACATCATCTTCCTCTCTTTGAGCATAAAATATTTTCCCGCATTCCTCACATTTTCCTGCCATTCCTATCATCTCATGTTCATCATTGTAGATAGGTTTTAGTTCAGTTCTTCCCTCACTAAATGTTAATTGGGCGGATTCTACTTTATCTGTGAATATGGAAGGGAAGGGACGGGGATGAGTATGCCTTACTTCATATCCCATAGGGACTCTAATAAAAGGAGTGTCAAATAGGAGGTCAAATAAGTGTCCCGCAATAAGAGGATTGATATCCTTTTTAGGGATAAATTTAGTTAGTGCTCTGGCAGTAACAGTTTCTGCACCTCTATAGGTATCGTCCCTACTCTTTTGACGGGTGATTCCTAAAGGAATAATTATTCCTGCATCTCCCTCCGCCATTCTTTCTGCAACTGCTCTCCCTATCTCCCTTAATAAACTACTTTTCACATAAGACATAAAATCTTTCACAGCAGAACGTTCCATAGTATCGCTAATACGTTGCCGAGTAGTTAATACTTCAAAATTTTTAAACATGTATTATCCCTCCGTATGGAATCTTTGCACTACAGATTTAAAAGTGAAAGGAGTAGTACTATCTCTATAAGTATGAAGAACTTCCAATTGTCCACAAAGGAAGCATATTCTTGTAAGGGTATGGGACATTGGAAACATTCCGATACTTCCTGATCCGTCAGACATAAAAATATGATCGCAATCATCTTTCCCCGCTTTTAATACTTTTGTTTCTTGTGTAATTTTCATAATATAATCTCTCCTCTTTTTTATTACTTCGCTTCTGCGTAAGTATTGCCATAATCGGCATTAGCAAATAAAGGTACTATTAACTCCTGTGGTAAACAATGTGACATATGATACTGAATTCTTTCCATGCAAATATGAACATACTTTCGAGGGACAACTGCAACTAACTCATCATGGATCTGCATCCGTAGAGAGCATCCTAGAAGTCTTAGAGTGGCATCCTTATCAATAGCAATCTGTGCTAATGAAACAATATCGGAAGCACTTCCTTGAATAGGGGCATTGAGACAAATACGCTCATAATAAGACTTAATTCGCATGTTATCATCTCTAATTCCTGTAACATGTCTCTTATGTCCTAGTATAGTTTGAACATATCCATACTTTCTCCCGAATCTCTTCTGATTATTTCCCCAATCAGCTAATTGGGCAAAACCTTCAAAGTAGTTATCGATATAGATTCTTGCTTGTGATTTTTCTATATCTAAATTCTTTGCAACGGTAAACTCAGTTCCCCCATAGTCAATAGCAAATCCTACGGTCTTGGCTATATCCCTAAGATCTGGTCTAAACTTCTTAACATCGTTAGGATGTATTCCTTCCAACTCTTCCGCAAAGATCATCTTAGCTACGAATCCATGCATATCATATCCATTTAAAAGCAATTCAACTAATGCTTCATCCTCAGTCATATGTGCAGTAATTCGTTTTTCAAGATTAGAATAATCGGCAGAAATAATGACTTCATCTTCTCCGTTATCGGGAATAAATAAATCCCTTATCTCAAAGACATGCCAATAGTTATATTCATCCATCTGCTTAGAATACCAAATTAACATTTCTTTGAGTGCTTCTTTATCATCGATTTCTTTAGGTTTTCGGGGAACTTCTAAAGGTTTAGGAAGTTGCTGAATGTTAGGCTCAGAACACGACAGTCTCCACGACTCAGTTCCACACTGATTAAATGAAGGATGTACTCTTCCATCTTTATATATCTGTTCTTGAATACCTAATATGAATCCTTCGTTAAGCTTCTTCAGTCGATTATACTTCAGCAATATCCTAACGAATTTCTGTCCTTCTAATTTCCTACTATCCTTTCCCTTAGTATATTCCTTCTTCAGAATTTCCTTCAATGAATCCTCATTTACTTGTGGGGCTTTAAGGTTTTTATCTTTATCTTTCCCTCCCTCAGTTAAGTGAGTGACAGCGAATCCAAAAGATAATGCAATATACTTCTCATTGAAACTTTCCTTATATCCTCCGTTAGCTTTATCCTTCATCTTCTTTTTATGTCCATAGAGAAGTTCAGCCATCTGCTGTCCTGAGTTAAGGTTGATTTCACAATCCCCTATGATCTCAAACATATCATACTTCATCTTATCAAGTTCGATCTTAGCTTTAACTTCCATATCCTTAATCTTAACTAAGTCAATCTTTATTCCCCGTCTCTCCATTTTCCATAGTGATCTCAGGAAAGGGATACGAAGTTTGCGGTACAAATCCCATTGTTCATCCTCTTTAAGACTTTCAATAATATCAGGATAATGATTCTTCATATACCACACATCTTCTGAGGAATACTGTGCTCCAATAGGAATCTGTACTAATGGGAATGTTGCTTTCTTTGAAGCACTTAATCCTAATGACTTCTTCTCATCATTAGTCACAGTAGCTACAACATCGTTGTAATCCACTTTCTTTATCCCATATATCTTCTCAATAATCTTCTCTAATTTCTTCTCCGCTTCCTCGTTGAAAGTATGGTTCATAACCATTGTATCATCGTAGTTATTAGTAGGGATAAGCTTATTAATTTTGATTCCCATATTAGCTAACACATGCAGATCAAAGCTAATGTTATGAGCAATAAGATGATGACTCCCACTTTCCAGTTCCCCTTTACAATAGAATAGGAATAGTTCCTCATCTACATTCTCCCAGTAATGTCCTCCCGCGACAAGTTCATCCTGACTATCAATATCGAAGGAAGGAAAATCGTTAGGTTTCAAGTTTAGTTTGCTCATTAATTCTTCAGTAATATGTGCAGGATCATAAACTCCCTCAAACTCATGCCTTAATGGGACATAGAATACTCTTGTATCAATCTCATCCTCAAAAGCAATAGTGAATCCTGTGATTAAAACTTCTCCCTGATGCCTTACTCTCAGTCCACTTGCTTCCGTATCAAAGAAGTAATACTTTGCTCTTATCATCTTATTCCTTAATTCAATCAGGTCTTCTTCAGTCTGTACAATTTTCGTTATACAATGCTCATGATGAAACAATTATTTATCCCTCCTTAATAACTTCTCAACTTTCCTTTCAACGGACTTTTTAAACTCCATTGCTTTCTTTTCCTGCATCTCTCTTTCCTCCGCTAATTTAAGAATGTTATCCCAATACCCTTCTCCCATATATTTTGAAGGATCTGTAGGGTTAAAACATATACTCAATTCCATCCCCTCCACAGCAAGTGTAACATTTTATGTCATCAAGTGTCAATAAAAAACATTAACAAGGATAAAGAAATTCCCTTACTTATCTGCAAGGGAATCTTCTTTTATTCTCTATCGAGATTATTTAGCTAGGGCATCCTGCAAGGTAGAACCAGCTTTTACTTTTACTGCTTGATGGGCAGGAGTAGTAATCATTATAGCACGATTTTGAGGATTAGGGCGAGTAACTTCAGCAACATCTTTAATGTTAACAGTGAAATATCCTAATAGTTGCACTCCATCCCCTGTAGCAACTGCTGACTGGAATCCTGCAAGAACTGCATCAAGAGCACGTTCAGCTTCAACTTTCTTCAATGTATTAACCTCTGCAATACGGGCAATAAATTCTTTTTTATTCAACATAATATAAATCTCCTCTTTCCTTTTATTTTTTATTTTTACAATTACATTTTTGTGATAATGATTTTATCAACTTTACCCAACGTAGCTACCACAAAATCAACAACATTCTGGTCACTCATAGCAGGGAATGTTCCTTTTCCTGCTTTAATTTCATAGGCAAATTCATCAGAATAGATAGGTTCAGTTCCGCTAATGTATAATCCTTCGGCAGGTTCAAGATCCCTTGCTTCCTCAACTACAGGTGCAATAACTTCCGAAATTTCGGGTACAAATACTTCAGCTTTCTTAGATAGTTTTTTAGCCATTTTTACATCTCTCCTCTTTTATTTTATTATAGGTTATTAGTTCCCGCTTCCATCATTGGAAGGATTAAATACTGGTTCAGGGTAGGATGGAACAACAATTGGGTCGCAAACAAGGCAGTGAAATTCAGCGGAGTTGCTTACAAAAGTGTCTCCCTCATACACGGGGAAAGTAACAAAATGTCCTTGGTTAGCAATAACTTCCTTACCACAAATAGTACAAGTAGCTTTATCAAGGGTATCAGTAAATGTTGACATATGAATCATCTCCTTTCTTAATAACTATATAAAATGGTTTAAATAATAAATTGGTAGTCTCAAATGGAATTGAACCAATATCAAAGCCTTATAAGGACTCTGCACTAACCATTATGCTATGAGACTATGGCAGGGATAACTGGACTCGAACCAGTGCATCGCAGATTAACAGTCTGCTATCTTACCAACTTGACTATATCCCTGTTTGGCAGTCCGTAGGAGAATTGAACTCCTATCTCTTGATTTACAATCAAGAATAATGACCATTATACGAACGGACTAATTGGTGGGGACACTAAGATTTGAACTTAGGATCGCAGAATCAAAGTCTGCTGTGTTACCATTACACTATGTCCCTATTTGGCGAGAAAGGTAAGAATCGAACTCACGACATTCTGTTTTGGAGACAGACGTTCTTCCACTGAACTACTTTCCCTTATGGTGTGCGAGGTAGGAGTCGAACCTACGGTGTTTCTCTGTGAGGGATTTACAATCCCCTGTCTTCGCCACTAGACACACTCACACATAAAATTGGAAGCGGGTGCAAGAGTTGAACTTGCTGTTTCTAGGTTATGAGCCTAGCGTGATCCGTGTCACTCCCCCGCAATGTTAATTTTTGGAGCGAATGAGGGAAGTCGAATCCCTGTTTCCAACTTGGAAGGATGGCACACTAACCACTGTGTTACATTCGCAAATATAGAATAATACGGGTTGTAGGTGCGAAGTGGCGCACTCGTTAGTCATAATAGCACGATGGAGAAGGTGTCGAACCTATCATCACACTCTCCTATTACAGAGAATGAGTTCTTTCCACTTAAACTATCCATCTTTATCCCTATTATCTCTCCCACATCTTACTTAGCTTTCTTTAATAACTTAGGTTTTCGAGTAGCAGTGCGGTTCTCTTTAGGCTCGTCCTCTTTATCATCTTCTGAATCTTCTAAGGATTGAACTTTAGATTTTACACTAGATTTCAATGCTTCCTTTTCCTCTTCAGTTTCAGTACTATCTTCAGAGTCACCTGTAGATGCTTTTGCTAGTTCCACTTCCATCTGAATTTGTCCTTCGACAATATCATAAGGATCAAGTGTACGGAGTTCTTCAGGTAACTGGGCAAACAATGCTTTCATCTGCTTATCAGTCAACTCATCAGTATCTCCTCTATCAAAATTCCAAACTGTTCCTGTCCCGTCTCCTGTTCGAGTTACATACCACATTTTATCTAACAGTCCAAACTTTCTTGAAAGTCTATCCAACTGCCCTGCAGTAGTCATTCCTCTCACTAAGACTTTAATGCGATCCTTGATAATCTTTTTCTTTCCGGTTTTACTTCCACTGGCATCTTTCTCATCAACTTCAACTTCTCTTCCGTCAACGATTAACCATCCTGCCATGTAAGTAGGCTTCTTTACATCACAGTGAGTGCATCCTTCTCCTATACATGGAATGTTTAGGAACTTTCCTCCCTCATTGATCGTGTGTTCATAGAAGCAGATAGGTTCTTCAGTTAGGAATCTAATTGGAATATCTTCAGGATCTTTCTTCGAGATGAAGAATCTCCATAAACGTCCTTTCTTTAATTCCTTTGCTTTCTCTCTACGATCTGTTTCCTCACGAACTGCTTTGTAACCTCTTTTAATTTTCATACAATCTATCCCCTCTCGTATGCCACTCATTGTGGCTTCATTGATCCCTTAATGGGACACATTTTCCATATAATAATGAAATAAGAATTATTCTATTTCATTTAATAGGGCAAACTCTCCAAATAATTCTATAGCTTTTTGATTGTAAGCAAGTCCTGCTTCTTCCTCTGTTTTAAAGCACCCTAAGTTAGTGAAAACTCCTTTTATGGAAATACGTGCAATCCACTTAGATAATCTTCCAATCCAACTTACTCCCTTATATTTAGAAGAGCAACCTTTTCTTTTAGCAGAGTTCATATTATTCTGTAGAATAGTACATACTCTCAACATTTTCTTTCGATTATCTAATTTATTATGAAACTTATGGTCTACAGTTATATTGGCATTAAATACTCCCATAACTTCTCGGTGCATTCTAACGCTGTTAGGATATCCTCTGGCTCTTTCAGATGGGGTAGATGTTCTAACTACATAACCATCTTTGTTTAAGTTCCATCTAAATTGGGATAAGTACTCATAATCTTCTCTATCTACAGTAGCAAATTTGAATGCTCCCCTCTTACCTTTTAAGAAGATAATTTTCATATAATCACTTCCTTAATTAGTAACTCACTGCAACTGTCATCATTGTAGCACTGGTAAAATCTTCTGTCAACACTTTTATTCAAGCTTTTTTAAAGAAAGTGTACTATAAAAAGTTTTCTCATCTAGCATAGCCTGAATTTGTTGCCTAGTAAGATCTTGTGGATCTTTTGCTCCTTCAGGATATTCTACTTTATACATTATAAAGTCATTCCTAAGTAGTTTATAGGCATGAGCATTTCCTGCTTGTCCTGCAGAATCATTATCGAGGAATAGAATAATTTTCTTAATACGTAGTCTATGAAGTAATAATATCTGTTCCTTACTTATAGTAGAGGTAAGTATTGCAAGGAAATTATTGAATCCCAATTGCTTTGCCCACATCGCATCTAAACTTCCTTCAACTAATACTGCTGTATCACATTCTTTGGGAAACAAGTGGACAGGGAATAAAGTATGGGATCGTTTGAAGTTATCGACGAGGTATTTGTCCGTTCCTCCATAGATAGATTTATAGTCGGGGTCTTTTTCATCAAGGACTGCTCTGACAATGAAACCAAGTAATCCATTCTCCCTGTTGAAGATTGGGATAGTAATTCTACATCTAGCTTCATCCCAACCAAGTTTGAATAGTCTACAAGTTTCTTTAGTGAATCCTCTTTGGAGCAAGTAATCATGACACACTTTTCCTGACTTGTAAGGAGCAAGTTTAAAATTAGGCAATATATCTGTAGTTGCTTCCCCTCCCTCCTCGACTTGATCTGCATCATATCGAAGGATCTTTCTTCCTGTTTTAGTATTTCTTTTCTCAACATTATATTTCTCCTCCAAAAAGTCTTTAGCTTTCCTAAATGAAACATCCTTCATATAAGCTACTAGGGATAGTATAGTGAATCCTTGCTTACATCCGAAGCAACTTCCATACTCTTTCTCCGCACTTATCCCTGCAGAAGGATTCTGTTCCTGATGCCACGGACAGCAGAACATAAAATTAGTATCAGAACTTCCCCTAATAACTCTCATCCTATTCCCTAATCCTATATCACGAAGAAGTCCTTCTAATTGATCGGCATCCATCTCATTCCTCCTCTACAAATCTGAGATTAACTCTTCCTCCGCATTTTGGGCATGTAGAGGGATATACATAAAAATTTCCCTGCTTAGTCTCTTTAGGGGGATACTTACATAAGTCGCATATCATCGTCATTTCGGGTTTCTTTTTCTTCGCCATTTCAAATTCCTCCTTACATTTTTCTGCTTCTAAATAATCTATAAAACTATATACTTCATAAATATCCCCGTATCCTTCTCTCTTCTTCAAATGCTCATCAATCATTTGTGTTAGCTTTTGACTATCAATCAGCATCTCTATTCCTCCTTTCAAAACTATCTCTCGCATATTTGGGAAGATAGGGACAATATTTACAATTAAGTTCAAATAAATTCTCTCCTATTTTAGTGAACAATTTCTCCTTACACGCTCTATCCTTAAAAAAATAGTTGCAATAATCAGAGTCCCTAAAATCACATTGTATATCAATATCCATTTCATTCCTCCTTATATCTTCTGAATTTTCTTAGGTTTCTCTTCCTCAGTAGGTTTTAATGGCTTAACCTTTTCTCCATACACGGGAGTCCAATCCATCTTAGTAAAGTCCCATCTAATAACGAAACTTCCTCCCATTTCTGCATCTCTTAGTTTAATAGGTTTGATTTTTAATTCCTTATCATTAAACATCTGCTCATCCTGTTCCATCCCAATCATTACATCACAATACTGAATGATATACTTCGCCATAGCAATATTATCAGCACTTGCTTTCCCTGATTTCAACTGCATATTAGTAAATGTAGGAATACTACGGTTCAATGCGATCTGTTTAAATCCCCACCAAGTTTCTACTATTCCTTTCCAATCCTTATCATCAGAATCATCAGTCATTAAATATCCTCCATCTACAAAAAGGATTTCTGATTGATGAACGTCTAGGAAGGAAGCAATACTACTAACTCCCCCAGTAGCTAACTCCACTACTAAATTACTTTCATCTTTTTCTGCTTGCCTATCTAGATACTTAAAGTACTTTTCCTTATCCTTTGCATCCAGTTTCCCTTCCTTCAACTTAGAATAGGAAAGGCGGGTCATAACAGCATGGACACGTTTAATGATCTGCTTAGTCCCCATCTCTCTTGTAACAAACAATACTTTGTATCCCATAGAGACTAAGTAACAGGCAATAATAATTAGTAGCCAAGTCTTTCCAACTCCTGAGTATCCTAAGAACGTAACAAGATCTGTCTCCCCTATCCCTCCTGTCATTCTATCAAAGGGTTCTATCCCCGTCCTGATCCCAGTTATCCCTCCCGATTTTATTGCATCTTCATACTCCTGTTTCCAAGGTTCTGCATCGTCATTCAAATAACGGGTTTCGCGTTGAACATAGTCACGTTGAATCTTCAGAACGGTTTTAGCACATATTTGTATTGCTTCTTCAGTATCGAATTCATTAAGCTTTTCCTCGATCTCCTGCAAGGCATCTACTAAAGTATTATGCTTTACTTTGCTCCTTACTTCCTCAGAGTAATAAGCCAATGGCTCAGAAAGATCATTAGCATCATCTAATTCAATATTAGGAAACTTCTTAGCAAACTCATGAAGAGAAGGTACTTTTCCATACTTAGTTTTATGATCTTGAATCCACTTGAATCCTTTTTTATATCTCCCATTGAAATATATAGGTTTAATCTGTAGTTTATCTACTGTTTGAAAGTCTCCTGTCTCCAATAATTTAGAGATGAAATTTGTCTCTGCTGAAATATAAATCCCCTCCCACCTAACATAAAGGACAAGGAGTTTATCTCCTTGCCACGTTTATCTGTTTAGCTAATTCATCTAATGTTATTGCGTTTTTCATGCTAATTTTGCTAAGATGTTCCTTATCATTACTAACATAAAAATAGTACTCATACTGGCATTTATGTCTTAGGAATTCTATAGAAGGATAAGAGAAGAGTCTGGTATAGCAAACATCATTTTCATTCAGTAACTCAGTAAGTTCTTCAGTAAATCCATACTGATCTGATAATGCAAAGTAGATAGATAAATCCTGTCCATACCAGACATTATTAATAGCATTTACAACATCTAAGTTAACTTTGCGGTTCAAAAAGTCAAACATAGCATTATTCCCCGCAAGCTTTCTAAATAACTTTCCCATCAAAGTAGCATTTACTGGCTCATTAGTAAACAGAATATTAGAGTCAAAACAAATAACAGGTGCTTGCCTATTTGAAATATCATTGTGTAACATTTAATCCTCCCTCGTTTTATAACTACAATAAGGGCAAAGTAGATCATCTTCTAGTGTCCTAGTCCATCCTACTTCAATAGCTTTCTTTTCAGCTTCTTCATAACTCCAAATTCCCAGTCTCTCACTTCCTATGTCTAAGTATTCCCTGCAATTTAAACCATCACATGAAAAACATACGTTGTAATAACTACTTGTTCCCATATCATTCATCCTCCCCTAATAGCAATGCTACTCCTTTACGATGTTTGAATACTTCATTCCTCTTATCATCTCCCCGCATTTCCAAACATACGGATTGCTTAATCATAGAGTAGAATGTTGCTCCATACTTTTTCTTAATATCATCTAGGTTAAGATTAGTGCAAATAATGGTGGGGAATCCCTGCTCCTCTCGTCCCTTCATTAATTCATCGAGGACGATTAGTTCATTGCCATTCTTTGTTACAGGTTCTTTCCCTAATTCATCAATAACTAAAAATTCAACATTCTTGACACGTTCAAGATAAGCCCAATCCTTATCAGACTTGTCACTATTCCATAAAGTACTAATATACTTTGCTACAGTAGTTCTCTGAGTAGAATAGTAACTGCGGTAAACATTCTTCATTATAATGGAGGTTAGGAATGTTTTACCATTCCCATTACTTCCATAAAGAGTTAGGTTAACACAATCCTCAAACATGTCATGGATATTATTAATATAACGATTAATGACATCTTTCAATTCCTCATCTTCTTTATAATCCATGATCTCTGCATCAAATAATAAACGAGGAATCCCCATCAAGGCTAAATTCTTTTCCGACAATACTTCCCTCTGAGGTATTTCTCTACGAGTCTGCATCTATTCCCCTCCCATAATTTTTGACATATTATTAACAAGGGTTATAACAGGATCGGGGTTATAAGCACTATTCACACGAAGGGAGTATAAGACTTCTCTTGCTATAGTTTTCCCATATTGATCTTCAATATCAATAAGTTTACTATTAACAGACCTAGCTAAACCATTCATAGCATTTAGTTGGTGGTCTATACTTCTTGCTAAATCCATTATTAAAATGTAAGGTAATTCAATTTGCTTACTCATTTATTCCCCTCCTACTGAAATACGGGATTTCCTTTTAGGCTTCATAATGGAAACCTCTTCAGGTTCTTTATCTTCCCATTTTGATTCTGTCAATGGTCGGTTCTGTTTTGGTTTTAAAGTCCCTTCCTTCTTCCATAATATGAGGAGTTGGACAACTGAGTTAAGGTATCCCTTACTCAGTATCCATATCCCCATAGTAGATTTATGAGGAACTAAATTATGCTCATCACAATCCCATACAAAATCAATCATTTCCTTAATCTCATTAGGAGAAAATTCGGTCATTATTGATTTAAGAATTCCACTTTCCTTACGGGCATCTCCGCCACGGTACTTAGTAACTCCATGTTGATTAGCTTTAAGTATAAAATATTCCTTCCAATCTTTCCATACAAATTCATCAAATAGTCCTTCGTTAAGTTTCTGTTTAAAAGAAGATAGTTTTACTAATGGAACTTTCTCTTCTACACAGTAGGAGTTAAACTCATCAACATCAAAATTGGCGGAAAATACGCCTTGCAACAGACTCCTATCTTTTATTCCCATTACTTACTCTCCTCTAATAAGGACTCCTGCTCTTGCTCCACTACTTCGTCCAACAGTTCAGACATATCAGAAATTGATTTATTTATATCATGATCATTATCTGGAACTACTCTTTCCATCCAAGCATCAATACGTGCGGATTGGTAATTGCCCATATTTAATGTCATTCCTTTTGCAAGTCCAATTCTTACTTGTCCCTCAGTGATTGAAGAAATCGGTTTACTAATCATATTCTCAGGGACTCCCTTTACTACTTCACTAGTATCTTTCTTCTTACTTAATGCGGGTTTCTTTTTTACTACCATAATTATTCCCCTTTCTCTTCTAAGTTTTCAAAATAGAAGTGACACTCTTTACATTTTTCATCATGCTCCAAAATGCAGTCCTCCATAGTAGCTTCACAGTGCAGATCTTGATAACCTCCACAATGGCATTGATTAAAACATTCAGGCTTATTCATATAATTATTTCCCCCTTACTAATTTTCTGTTCACTTCAACCCAGTACTTAGCAATAGTTTCTTTGAAAGGAGTAAAGTGAAAAGCTGTCCCCTGTGTCAAGTTACATTCTACTACAGCTTTAACAATTATGTCAACATGTTCTTGCGAGTACAAGCGTTTTCCTCCGTGTCTGAAGGGTGTTTTAGGTAATATTCCTGCTCCTTCCCACTTACGAATTGTCTGAGTATCTCTCGGATATCCCGCATCGGTAAGTGCTTGGCTAATTTTAGAGATAGGAAATAGAATAATCTTTCCTATTTTATCGATTTCATACTCTTTTCCATCAGTAAGTAATGGCATTACTTATCCCCCTTATTTTCAACAAAGTTATTATTCAAAAGAAGATTTCGGATAAACTCCATTCCTTTTTGAGTAACTACAGTAACTAAAGTAATCTTCTCTGCATACTCATTATCAGTCCAGACCGACTCAGAGACTTTAAAGAATCCTTTATCCACATACTTTTGATAAGGCTCATTACTGACTCTCAACACTTTGTTGCTTCTAAGTATCTGGAATAAGGTGTTCCTTCCTACAGATTTAAAGTTAAGAACTTTAGCTACTTCAGCCATCTTCAAAGTATCTTCACTACTCATTATGGCATTGTAGAATTCCACTTTAGGTTTTGCTTCCTCTAATAAATTCTCCGCAACTTTCCTTTTCGACATTTCTTCCTA